AAAAAAAGTGCCTTACTCAACAACAAAACAAGTTAAATCTTCCCCTATTAAGTGGTATTCAATACCATATAGCACGTATTGAGAACTATTTTCAAATGTCGATTTATCATGCAGAAAATTGTCGATATTTTTATTCAAAAAATAATCAAAAAAGCATGTACATTTTTATAAAATAATGCTATAATAATAGTATAGAAAAGGGAACATAAAAGAGGTGATTAAATGGTGATATTTTTATTTTTATTAATGTTTTTAATTATAACATTTTTCACTATAGAATTTTTTGATTTATGGAATTAAAAAGGGGGGTGATTAAATGCAAAATATTATGATTATATTTTCAATATTATTAAACATATTTAACTTATTCTTAATTTTAGTACTATTTAGTAGTGTAGAATTTATAGAAGAAGACGATGAAAATGAATAAAAAATAATTAAAAAACTTTAGAAAAAACTATTGTAAAAATAAACAAAAGATGATATAATTAAATCATAGAAAAGGATATAAAAAATATATTAAAAGGTGGTTGATATTATGAAAAAATTATTAGTAGGTTTATTAATTGGATTAAGTGCTGTATGTGTAGGTTGCTCTCAAAGTGTAGAAGATGTTAACAAACAAGCACAACAATCAGTAGAAATTTTAGAACAAGAAAAAATTAATGAAATAAGAACAAGATTAATTGAAGAATGTGATTTAGTAAATCATGATACAAGTCATTGTTATTCAGTAAATTTTAGAATTGACACAGTAAATGATGAGATTAGGTATGTTGTAATAACTCCTGATGAGTTTTATAAATTTTATACAAAATCTGAAATGGAAAATGTTCATGCAGGATTTTATAAATTAGTAAAAAATGAATTAAAATATGAAGGTGCTGTTTACACGGATTTTGCATATTATGATGAATTTACTGGTAATTATAATGTTTATGGGGCATTTACTTATGCAACAAACGGCGACCCTGTACAATTACATTATGATGAAAATTATACTAAACATGGATTTTTAAAATATTACAATAATTAATAATATTTAGGAGGTAGTTAAATGGAATTAGATGAAGCAATTGAATTTTTACAGTCAATAGAAGGAAAAACAGTTTATATTATACAAGAACGTGAAGGTGAAAGCACAGAAGGGATTTATAAACCTATTACACTTGATGAAGATTATATACAGGATATAATAGAGGAACTAATATTATATGAATCAGAACTAATAAGTTGGGAACACAGATTTATAAGAGATTTTGAACATTATGTAATTTATTTTATAAAATTAAAATAATTAAAAGGAGAGAATTTTATGGACAATAATTATGATTTTGAAATTAATAACAATTTAAGAGGTATTGAAAGAAATACTAATAAAATGCAAGAAACAATGGCTGACAAACTTTTCTTAGAATTATATGGTAAAGAAAGATATTTAGAATATGTAGAAAAAAGAAAATTCAGGAGACAAGTAATATGGAGTGGTGTAGGTGCTTTTCTAGTTGGGTTCTTTGGAGTAGGATTATATATGTGTGATTTTAGCATGAATGTATTTATGCAAAGATTATCAGAATTTTTTATGAATTTATTTTAATCAGGAGGTTATAACATGGAATTTGCATTTTTTACATTAATTATTTTTCTAATTTGTTCAGCAATTTTAATAATTTATGATGATGAAATTTAAAAAGGAGGTAAAAATGAAATTTATATTATTCATATCAATAATATCATTAATTGGTTTATGTATAATGTCAATTTTTAACGATGATAAAATGGATTAAATAAGTGATGAAATTAAATAAAAAACGTATATTATAATGTAAGGAAAATGAATAAAAATTTAAATAAAAAAGGAGAATGATTTATGAACAATTTAACTGTTAACGGAAATTTAGTGAAGGATATGCAAGTAAAAGCATACGGTAAAGGTAATATATTAGGTAGTTTTACAATAGCCAATAATGAAAGAGTAGGGCAAGAAGAAACAACATCTTTTATCAATTGTGTTGTATTTGGTGAAAAGAGAATAGAAGCATTACAAAAATACCTTGTAAAAGGGTGTAAAGTTTTAGTTAATGGCAGACTACAAGTTGAAAATTATAAAGATGAGGAAGGAAATTATAAAACTTTTACTAGTGTAGTAGTTAATAACTTAGAAATTGAAAAATTTATGAATGATGAAGAAGAAAGTAAAAACAATAAATATAACAAATATAACAAGAGAAAATAATAGGAGGGAATAAAATTTATGGAAGCTTTTAAAGATATGCTATTAACACTTTTAGACCAATATGATTTTATGATATGTCATGAACGTAATAAATTTAAAGAAGTAAATAAATCTATTAAACAACTAATAAAGGTAAATGAAATTACAGAAAATAAAGTTGATTTAGAACCATATATGACAGAACGTAACAATCATGCAAACCAACTAGCAAAATATAAAATAGAACAACGTAAATTAAATAGAATATATAAAATATTATTTAATGATTAAAAATAAAGGTGGGGTAAAGCTCCACCTATTAATTTAGAGAGGTATAAAAGATATGAATGAAATAATGAGCCTTATAAATAATTATTTAAAATTAAAAGATATTTATAAAAAATACAATAAAGAAAATTTATATGATGTATTTAATTTATTTGTTAATGAAGTATTTGAATTATATGATATTGTAAGCGAATTGGATTATGATTTAATTACTGTTATAGAGGAAAATGATAAACCTATAGACATTATAAATCCTATGAATTATTTAATAAATCCTACAAAAAATTTAATGGAAAAAAGAGAGGAAGAACTATTAAATGAAATAGCTGATGTAATTTTAACAACTGCAAGATTAGTAAAAGAATTTAATCTTACAGAACCCTTAATTGAAATGATTGGTTATAAGTATTATAGACAATGTAATAGGGAGGAAAATATAAAAAATGAAAGATAGAGAAATAGCTTTTTGGTTACTAGCAAAATATTGTGGAGATATTTTAGCTGATAATGTTTATAAGATTAATTTTAATAATTTATTAGACAAAGTATGCTATGATTATATACACGGTGGTAATAAATCTAGAAGCGATTACGAATATTTAGTAGAAGAGTTTAGAATTTTTCAACATTTACAAAAAGATAACTGGATAATAGTAGAATTATTAAAATAATTGCATAATATATATTGTAGATGTAAATTCTCTTGTTTATTTTTATATTAACAACTCAACCTTTTAATTATATTTTTAAACTTTTATATCCTCCTTTTTTATAGCATAGAGAGTGACACAGTTAGAGTGTGTTACTCTCTTTTTTTGCGTACAATATAATGAGTAGTAATTTAAATTTTTTGTATATCTAATAAGGGAGACACAAAGGCGAAGAACCTCTCCACTTATTTCTGATAGTTGTGCATCATTTATACATTTTAAATTATTGCTTAAATTATTTTTATGCCCCTCCATAAAGGGGCTATTTACATAAAGAATTTTATAGGAGGAATATACATGTATAATGGAGATATTTCTAAATTAAGTTTAGAAGAATTACAAAAAGTATATGCAGAAGATACAAAAGAACTTAGTGATAATATAAATACTTTAAATATTGGTATAGAAGACTACAAAGAAAAAGAAGCAAACTATAATGAAGAAATTAAAAAACTAAAACTTGTAAATTATGATTTATTTACTAAGGTAGGACAAAAAAGCAATGAAGAATTTAATAACAATGGTAATCCTGTAGAAGTTAAAAAAGCTTCTATTGATGATATTATAAAAGATTTTAATTTTTAATAAGAGGTGATTAAATAATGGCTGATAATGTTGCAATTTTAAACCTTGCTAGAACACTTGCAAGTGCAGAATATAATTCAAGAATACCAGTTGCAACCCAAGACAATGTTGCAGATATTTCTGATATAATTACACAATACCCAACTGCAAAAAATGAATTTATTACTGTATTAACTAATCAAATTGGTAGAAATATCTATTTAAATCAAGTTTATAAAAATCCATTTGCTTTTATGAACTGTGGAGAATTACCTTTTGGTAAATCAATTGAAATGGTATTCGTTGACTTAATTAAATCAAAGAATTTTAATGAAAACTTTGGTTCAGAAGATTCAAAAGTAGGTTCATTATTATCAAAAGAAGATATGTCTGATAAAGTTAAGGTTGCTTATTTCTCAGAAAATTATAGACACAAATACAAAATCACAATTTCAGACGAGCAACTTAAAGGTGCATTTAGAGACGCAAACGGTTTACAAAACTTAATTAATATGATTTTGGTTACCCCTATCAACTCAAAAGAGTTTGACCAATACTTACTATGTAAACAAGCACTATGTAATGCAGAAATTCAAAGTGAAACAATTAGTGGATATGATACAATGGATGAAGTAAAACAAGCTAAAGTACTAACTAAGAAAGTTAGAACATATGTAGAAAAGTTTAAATTTATGTCTGATAACTTTAATGCTGGTGGCGTTCATACATTTACAAGACCCGAAGACATCGTTGTTTTTGTTACCCCTGAAACCAAAGCATTATTAGATGTAGAACTATTAGCTTCTTCTTTCAATATGGATAAAGCAAAACTTATTGCTAGAATAGTTACTATAGATAGTTTTACTAAATTAAATACATCTACATCAGGTGAAAAAGGTGATGTAGAAGAAGACGCAAAATGTTTAGCAGTTGTAGCTGATAAGAAATTAATCCAAAACTATGGAACATTAAATACTTCTGAAAGTATCAGAAATCCAGAAGGTTTAGAAACAAATAGCTTCTACCATGATTGGGGTTTAATTGCAGTTTGTCCATACGTAAATGCTATTAAATTAATGTCTAACTAATTTCAAGAGGTATGAAAACATACCTCTTTTTTAAATAGAGGTGAAAAAATGAAGGTAATATTACTTAATTGTAATGACTTAGATGCTGGATATAATCATGTTCCTGATTTTTCAAATATTGTAAAACAATTAGATTGGTTTATGAAGAAACAACACATTATATTAGAGGAAACAAAGTTTAGTAAAATTAATACAATAATAAATGTGAATTATAATATTTCACAATTACAATTTTTTAATTATTGTATTTACTTTGATGATTATTTAAAAAAGTATATTTACAATTTTATTGTTAGAAAAGAATTTACTAATGAAAGCAGTACTACTATTTATCTAAAGAAAGATGTATTACAAACATATATGTTTGATATGAATTTAACTTATAATTCTTTTGTTGCTAGAACACATTTACGTTCTTATGCCGATGGTAGATATTTAGTCGAAAATTTATTGGAAGATGAAGGTCTTGAGTGTGGTGAATATATCGCAAGGGAAGTGACAAATGTTTATAACTTTGCAGGAAAAGGTGGATATATTGTAACTTCTTCTGATATGTTAGGAACACAAAACGGGGGTTCAGTTGGAAGTGACCAAGATACAAACAATAGTTATAATGGAAATATTTCTGAAAATTTATTTTTATTCTTAAAAGGATATGAAGCTTTTGCACCTTACGGTTACTCTGCTGGTGATGGTGTAATGACAATAGGTTATGGAATAACTAACTCAACATCATATTATGATTTACTTGCTCCATCTTGTTCAGAAAAACAGGCATCAGAAGTACTATTAAAATCTATAAAAGAAGTATACTTTAATGCTTTAAAAGATGACCTAGCAAAACGTAATAATCCTAAACAAAATGAGATTGATGCTTTTGTAAGTTTATCATATAATGCTGGTGTTTATGGTTGTAAATCAAGTCCTATGTTTATTAACTATATTAATAATAAATCTATTTCTGAGTGTATAGCTGATTGGAGCGACTATTATATTAATGCAGGTACTATATTTGAAGAAGGCTTAAGAGATAGAAGACAAAAAGAAATAGCAATATTTAAAGATGGAAATTATTATCTTAAACCTATTTATGATATAAATGGAAATAGAATAACAGATAATAACGGTAAAGGTTATGTTCCTGATGAACTAAAAGGTGTTCAAACATCTATAAGGGATAGAATAGTTGCAAGTGCAAGAAAAATGATAGGTAAACCTTACGTTTGGGGAGGTAACTACCCACCTTTAGGTACTTCAAACGGTACAGATTGTTCAGGATTAATGCAATGGTCTTATAATGATAATGGTGTAAAGATAACAAGAACAACTTATACACAAATTAACGAAGGTAGAGAAATTGATGGTAGCCAACTTAAACCTGGAGATTTAGTATTTACTAATTTTAGTGATGTTAATGTTCCTGAACATGTTTATATGTTTAGTAAAAAAGAAGGAAATACTTTCTATTGTATTGAAGCGCCTGAACCAGGACAAAACATAAGAGAAAGAACTTTTTACCCTAATGAAAATATGAGATTTAGAAATTTAATAGATTAGAGGTGATTTAAATGCCTATAAGTTATGTAAGTGATAGTAAAAGTACAATTATGAACGGAATGTTGACTGGATTATATTATTACTTTGTAGATAGCAATAAAGTAACTGGTGCAACTTATTTAGCTTCTTGTAATACTATTGTAAATGTATGTTTTAATCCATTTTTAACAGAAAATGATTTATTATTACATGCTTCGTCTTTCAATACAGACAAATACGGACAAATAGACAATACAATTCCAACAGTATACAGAATACGAACTGGTACTAAAATAGAAAAAACTCTAATGACTAAAAATGTATTTACAACTAAATCATTTATGTCAGGTACAGACCCTAAATTATTATTATATCCATATAGATATTATATTTTAACAGACTATGTTAATCCACCGTTACTGATTAAACCACAGTATGTTCCTAATAATGGTAAATGTGAAATTCGTGTAACAACTTCTGTTTCAACTGAGGGAAAATATAATTTAAATATAAAAGGTTATAAAGGTGATAACAATGGTAATCTAGAGGGTATTAACACAAGTGCCAATTTTATGATAGCAAATACAGGTTCAGCATATTCTCAATTTTTATCTACTTCTGCATCACAATTTGCACAGGAGAAAATTAACGCTAGTTTAGAAAATGATTTAACATTAAAACAAGCATATAGGAATAATAATCTTGAATTGCAAAAACAAAAATTAAGCTATGATAATTCACAAATTAGTAATGGTTTTAACACACTTGCTAATTTACTTAGCGGTAAAATTGCTTCTTTAGGAGGTAATGTTTATAAGGGTGCTTATAATTATTACAGTAATGCACTAGAAAAGGACTCTATAAACAACAGTTTTCAAAATACTTATGAAGCAGTTAACTTGAGTGAAGCAAATTTAAGTAGTATGATAAACGCTAAAATTACGGATATGATAAACACCCCTAAATCTTTAATTTCATCAGGTAATGATAGTTTATTTAATATTAATTTAAGTAATAAGAAAATAGATTTAATAGAATATACTGTAACAGATGAACAAGCTGAAAAACTTTCTGACCACTTTAGAATGTTTGGTTATTCGTTTAATAGATGGAGACCTTTATCTGCTTTAATAAAAAGTAGAAAATATTTTAATTATATACAAACAAATATTTGTAATGTTCACGGGGATAAAATACCATATGAGGATTTAGAAGAAATAAAAGCAATATTCAATAGAGGTTTAACTTTTTGGCATGTAGAAAATAATATTGATGTTGGTGATTATGGTAAATCATTAAATAATGAGGTGATGTAATGGAACGACATATAATTAAGAAACACTTTATGAAGAAGTTTGAAATAATAGCTTTAAACTTGTTTGAGTGGAAAAACTTACCACCGACAATAGAAGAAAGATATATTGAGAAGGCACTTTTTAATAAGGGTCTAGTATGTTTAGTAAATGATGAAAACTTTGGTGAAATTGTTGTTGGTTGTAATTATTCCCAAAATATGAACATTTGGGGAGAACCTACGGAGGTTATTACGACTGGTTATAATTATATTAAGACATTTAATATAGAAAATACTGTTAATACTACTTATACAAGAGGTGTTGAAGGTTTAAACTCTGCTATTGTATGCCAAAATAACGATTTAGCAATATCAACTAGAGAAATATTAGAATACTATGTAAATAAATTAGTAGAAGTAGAACTAAGTACCTTTACTAATGTTTATTTACAAAAATTCCCTTTCTTAATTAACACAACAAGAGATAATGAAATGACAATGAAAGCTTTAATTTCTAAGGTTGATAAAGGCGAACCTTATATAATGTATAACAAGAAAATTGCTGACATTAATGGAGCAGTTGATGTGTTTAACTTAAATGTTCCTTTTGTAGCTGATAAACTAATGCAATACAGATTTGAAACAGAACGAGAAATTTATACACTTTTTGGTTTTAATAACAATTTTGAAAAGAAAGAAAGACTATTAACAGATGAAGTTAATTCTAATAATGATTTTATTAATTGTAATATAGATAGTATGTTTAAGAAAAGAAAACAATTTGCTGAATTAATGAATGCTAAATATGGTTGGAATGTACAAGTAAAGAAAAGATATGAGATTGAAGAAATTGATATGAGTGGGGTGGAGGACAATGAGTAAATATACAATGGAATTAAGAACCGTTGTTAATCATACAGATATATTTAATAATTTAGATTTTCCCTTCTACTCTGATAGTATAGAATTAAAGGAAAAGTTTAAGAAACAATTTATTGAGTATTACTTTTATGATGAAATAGGGTTCAGTACTATTAATAAGTTTGTAAGCAGGTTACACAATTTACTTAGCATTAAAATGGATTATTATAAACAGTTATATGAAACAGAATTAAGAGCAAAAGATATTGACTTTATGTTAAACAAGGACTTAGAGGAAACATATGAAAAAGAAGTAAACTCAAATTCACAAAGTAATAATTCTTCATCATCTAATGCTAATGTTACAAATAACACAAACACAGAAAGTAAAAACTTAACTACTCCTAACCAGCAATTTACTTTAGAGAACAATTACGTAGATGGAATAAACCAAAGTGCTGGAGAAAGTAATAGTAATAGTACAAACAATATTCAAAGTGAAAATATATCATCAGGTACTGGTAAAGAACTTACAAAGTTAGTATCAAAAGGTAATATAGGTATTACCTCAAGTGCAGAATTACTAGAAAAATGGAGAAAGGTTTTAATAAATATAAATGAAGAAATTATTAATGACTGTAGTATTCTTTTTATGGGGGTGTATTAATTTGGGAACTTGGATTGATTTAAATAACATCTTTGATGATAGGCAAGGTTTTGGAACACAAATAAATATTGAGGAATGTTTACATGATGAAACAGATGTAATAATTACTAATGACTTATATCAACAATTAATTTCAGCTCTTAACAAATATTATCAAGATACAGATAAAATAGTTGTAGATTTAAACAATAACGTAAACTTTGTAAAAGATGAATTAGAAAAAACAAATGGTAATGTAACAGTAAACAGAGAATCTATAGAAAATATATTAACAGAACTAGAAACAATAAGAAACAATATTCAAACCAATTCTAACAATATAACAAATAATCACAACGAGATAAATGATTTAAATACATTAATTGCTTCATTAAACACACAAATAAATAATGTAGATGCTAAATATATGGTTTACAAAAATAATATTGCTATAGTAACAAATGATAGTGAGTTACGACAAGCACTTGCTAACAATATTGGAGTTATATTTATAAAAGGAGTAGAAATATTTAACCCTACAGAGTCTTATGAAGTACCAGCGAACACTAGAATTATAGGAATTAACTACCCTACGTTTAACTGTAGTTATTCTGAAACATTAAATAATATATTTAGAAATAAACTAGATGGAACAGAAGGTGAATACAATGGTGCTGGGAATATTAGTATAGAAGGTTTAAATTTTAGAGGTAACAATCATACCAAAGCAATAACAGTTATAGGTTTTGCTCATTCAGATAATGTTAAAATTAAGAATTGTAAATTTGACGGATTTAACACTTGGCATAATATAGAAATTAATTCTTCTAGAAATGTTGTAATAGAGGATTGTGTATTTACTAACTTTGGTCAAAACATTGCTAATCCTACAGAGGTAATTCAGCTAGACTTACCTAACCATGAAGGAACTTATCCGTGGGCTTGTAAAATGGATAACACAGTTTGTAGAAATATTACAATAAGAAATAATCAATTCTTTAATATAGCAACAGGAACTGGAGTAATAGGTGAACATACTTATGTTCAAGGATATAGACATGAAAATATATTAATAGAAAATAATGTAATAAATGATGTAGATAACTTTATATATCTATTAGGTACTCAAAACTTAAAAGTATTAAATAATCATGGTTCAAATGTTTTTAACTTTATGTATTTTGGTAATGCTAACAATAATAGCCAAGATGATACAGAAGTAAGTGGAAATGTAATATTCTTCAAACAAACTTATAAAGTAAAACCACCTGAACCATCAGGATATGTAGGCAAATTCATTTACCCTATTCATTCTCAAACTGCAACTTCTACTATAGACAATAACTTAATAATAACAAATAATAGAATAGCAGGTTGTAAAGACCATGCAATTACAACTTGTGCTAATAGGGTTGTAATAACTGGTAATGTAATAACAGATGTTGCTAAACATTCAATCTATGTGTGGGGTGGAAACAGGGTAATAATAACTGGAAATGTAATATTTAATAATGATGCAGAAGGTGTTCACATTATGATGGGAAACAATGGTAATATACCTACAGTACGTGTTATTTGTCAGAATAACGTAGGAACTGTTGGAACTGGTTCTAACTTTACTTCTGATTATTGCATTGTAGGTGAAAATCAAACAATTTAATAGTAATATGTAGTATATAGTGATATATACTACATTTTAACGTATGAGGTGATATAAATGAATTTTGATGTAAATGCTATTACTCAACTAATTAATAGCGTAGGTTTTCCTATCGTTTGCTGTGGTGTTCTTTTTTGGAATAACTACAAATTAACAACTACTATTACAGAATTAACATCAACTTTAAAATTAATTGATGAAAGAATTGAAAAATTAGAAAATAAATTACAAAAATAGTGAGGTGATTTAAGTGTCTAAAAGACCATATACTTTATTAGAGTACCTTGTTGCTTTAGAAAATAAAGTAAAAGAACTAAAAGAATATGTTGATAATTATAGTGGTACAGATTTAGAAAATATAAATAATCAGATTAATTCTATACAACAACAAATTTCAGATTTGCAGGATCAAATTAATAGAACATTAACACTAAGACCAGTAGAAAATGGTGAAATATTTGTCTTAGAAAACAATATTTATGGTAATATAGTTTTATCAACTTCAACGTTAAGTTTTAACGAGAATTCTTCAAGTTCTTTTACAGTTAAATTAGATAGTCAACCTACAAGCAATCAAGATGTTAATATAACAGTATCGAATGGTAATTGTATTGTAGATAAAAGTTCGATAACTTTTTCTAGTGATAATTACAACACTCCACAAACAATAACTGTTAGTGGTGTTCATTCTAGTGGGGATTATAATAACACTTCTAGCATTATTACAATTTCAAGCAATAACGTTCAATCCAAAACTATAGAGGTTGTTTTATTAAATATAGATGTTCCTGATATTCCTGATATTCCTGAGGCAGGAATAATTCAAGAAGGATTAATAAAAAGTTTTAACGATTTAACTGCTACGGAAACTTTTGCTAATGATTCCGATTACTTTACTCAACCATTTACAGTTGTTGCTAAGTGCAAATGGATTGGAGGAAATTCACATACAACCTTAGGAGGTAAAACAGGTACAAGACAATGCTATATTTCATGGGAAGGTATTTTAAATTTAACCTTATGGGGAAAAACCTCAAATAATACACAAACTTACCCAAGCGTAAAATATAATATTACAGAAGATGATTATAATATTGGGTCAACTGTATATATTGCAATATGTATGAATTCTGATAAAACTGTATTATTTTATGTAAATAATGTGATGGTTAAATCTGATGAAACCTTCAAAGATTTAGTTACAATTGATGATGTAGAAGAAATTGTAGTTGGAGATGCTGATAAAAACGTTAGTTGGTATTATTACAATAGAGCATTAACAAATGAAGAATTAACACAAATGTATAATTATTTAGGAGGTAATTAATATGACTACTAAATTAAGATTAGGTGTTATGCCTAATAATCAAGCACCGATTACCTTAGCAGAAGGTGTTTATATGGGCGATGGAACAGATAAAACTATTAAAGACTTACTATTAGAAGGAGCAGGAACAACTAGTTTAAAACACAATTTCGCTACAACAGGTAGTGTTAAATTCACTATAAACTTCAATGATAAAACTATAAGTAATACAACTTGGATATTATGTACCAATATAGGTTACTATACTCAAACAACAAATAGTATAACCATACCTGATTCTGTTTTAAGTGACAATAGTAATATGTATTATCTTATTTCGGAAAGTAGCGGTTATAAAATTGTCAAGACTACTGATTTAATAAGCGACAATGGTGGAAATATTGTTTGTGGAATTTTTGGTTCAACTAAAACTGTTTATCCTATACTTTACCCAGTTGAAAATTTATATGTTGTTGGTGGTAAAATGTATGGAAATGATTATAAAAGTATAGGAAAGGTTGCTAACATAGGTGACAGTATAACTTTTTCAGGTTGTATGTCTCTAGATATTCCAGTTGTTCAAAAATTGGCAATGAATGGTCAACATATAATCGGTGAAACAAACGCTATGTCAGCTCAAGCAGATAAATTAGATGAAGATGTTGATTTAGTAACAATATTGGGTGGTACGAATGATGAAGGTGATGTTATAAACTCAGATACTAATGATTATAATATGGAAAAAGTAGGAACGTTGATGCCAGTTGGTGATACTAAAGATAAAACTACTTTTTATGGTGCATATCAATATATTATTGAAAAATGTTATGAAAAAAATCCTAATGTAAAAATAATATTGTGTTGTCCACCTAGAGCGTGGCAACAAAGTGAACCTTATACAGAAAGAACAAATCTTAAACTAGTTGGTGATTTAGTGAAAAAAGTAGCTGATTTTTATTCTTTACCATGTGTGGACTTATGGCACGAATGTCCTATAAATGAGATTACAAAAGATATCTACCTTTCGGATAAATTACACCCAAATAGTAATGGTTGCACATTAATTGGGAATAAAGTAAAAGGTGAAATCAAAAAATCATATTGTGGTGAATAATTGAATATATAATGGAGGTATGTAATTATGTATGATATTTTTATTTTCAGAGGACACGGGAACGGTGACCCTGGAGCAACTGGAAACGGATATACAGAAGAACAAGTGGCACAATTAATTGTAAATTTATTAGTTAAAAAATTAAGAAGTAGAGGTGTAAATGTTCATACCAATAGTTCTAATCAAAACAATTACCAAAACTGTTGTTTATCATCTTATAAGTATAAATTCGGTTATACTATCCACTTAAATAGTGCAGGTTCATCAGCAAGTGGAATAGAGTGTTATGTACCACTTGGGGAAAAATATTTAAAACTAGAAGAAGAAATGTTATATGATATTAGTAATAAATTAACTATTCCTAATAGAGGTGTTAAGTCTAGAAATTACAATACAGAACAAATAAGTTTTAGACAACATGGTTCAGCTTCTACTGGTACTGACTATTATAAAGAAATTAGAGATGCATGGCAAAGAGGTATAAGCCTTACAATAATGGAACTTGGTTTTATTAACTCTAATGACGTTCATAAAATAATTCAATACCAAGAAGAAATCGCAACTATAATGGCTAATGTTATTTTAAAAGAACTTAACAAAGAATTAATAATAAATAATGCAACAAGTAACAAACCTACTAACACAGGAACACAACAAGGAATAAAATACCAAGTTGTGGCTGGTAGTTTTAACAGTAAAGAAAATGCACAAAAACAAGTACAAAAATTAAAAGAAAAAGGAATAGATGCATTTATCCAAGTTGCTAATTTAAAATAGAAAAGGGGAATGTAAATGAGTAATGAAAAGTATTATAACTTTGATAGGATAAGAAGTTACAACAAAATGTATAATATGATTGTAGGAGCAAGAGGTTGTGGAAAAACTTATGGTGCTAAAAAGATTGCAATAAGAAACTTCATTAAAAAGGGAGAACAATTTGTATATGTAAGACGTTATAAATCAGAGATTAAAGAGGATAGAAAATTTGAACAATTTTTTGATGATATAAGACAAGAATTTCCTGACCACGAACTAACTATTAAGGGTAAAAAAGCCTACTGTGATGGTGTTATTTGTGGATATGCTATTCCTCTTTCAACTGGAGCCTCTGTAAAATCAGTACCTTTTCCTATGGTTACAACAATAATATTTGACGAATTTATTATTGATGGTGGATATAATTATCTATGTAATGAAGCTGAAAGGTTCTTGGATTTATGCAGTACAATTGTAAGAGATAGAAACAATGTTACTATTTATTTGTTGGCTAATAATGTAACAGTTGCTAATCCGTATTATGCATTTTGGGGAATTTGTCCAAAGAAAAGTGATAGGTTTGTAATTATAAATGAAGAAGCAATGTTGGAACAAGTTAGTAATGAAGTATTCATTAAAGAAAGTGAAAATAATAGATTAACTAAACTAATAAAAAATACTGATTATTATAAATTTAACATTCTTAATGAAAGTATACAAGATAATGAAGAATTTATACGAGAGATTAAACCTAAATTTTATGATGATAAATTTGTATTAAATATTGACAATGAAAAAATACAAGTATCTTACACTAAAGATGGTTTAATATATTGTCATGATAAAATAAACCCTAGTTGTGTAGTTTATAATACTTCGTTTGAAAATGGTGTTGAAGGAGAAAAGATATTAACTATGGATTTAAAATTCAAATTAATATTTATGACAGAAAAATTCAGGAACAATGAGTTATTCTTTAAGAACCAAATTATAAAACAAAAAGTTATTTTAAACTTCGTAAAGAACGGTATAAGAATATAAGGTGAGCAAACGCCCACCTTATTTTTTATTGATTTAAATCTTTTCTTAATTTATTTCTTGCCTTTGCTAATCTATTAGTAACATTATTAGAGGTTGTACCAAGTATCTCAGCAATTTCAGAAGTTTTATAACCTTCTATTTTCATTAACATTGTCTCTTTTTCTCTAGGACTTAATTTGTCGATAGCCTTTAGTACTTCTTGTTGGAAATCTTCGGTAAAATATTCATCATCTTTTCCAGGTACTATATCATTTAAATCACAATCACCATCATCATCTAAAGCACTCTCAAGAGAAACAACATTATCTTTATTTTTTAATTGATTTTTTACTGCTCTGCTTTTTCTTAATTCCTGTAAAGCAGTTGATTTTATACATCTTATACAAAAAGTTTTCATTGTACCCTTTTCACTATCATATAAATCTAGTGATTTATATATCTTTAAGAAACATTCCCCTTTAAAATCATCTAATTCAATAATTCTATTTAACCCATGATATTCTTCATAAGTATTTATCATTACTTTGTGAAGGTAAGCATAAAACCTTCTATCATTGTAAATCTCATTCATTAATCTATCACATTTTTCCTTATCAATTATTTTTTTCTTTTCAACAGTCATTTTTTATTCCTCCTAAATTTTATTTCATTAAACTATAATAACCATCACTTAACATGTAAGGTGTTTCTAGGATTAAAGTACCACCTTTTACTTGTTTTGCTTTTTTAGACTTAAATAACCCTTTGATTTTCTTTGTACACTCTTTATCATAATAGTAATATATACTATCCTTTTTAGTAAAATATTCCATTTTACTTAATTCTTTACTAGAATGAGGACAATTTTCAAATACATCTAAATCATCAACTTGCTTCATTATATTATCACTTAATCCACAACACTTAATTTCCCACTCGTTATTCTCTATGTTTCTTTCGCAATACCTTTTTTGCCCTAAGTATTTAGCACCGTTAAAAGTTAATTCATTAGCCCAACAACCATAAATTGTATCATGTATTTTAATTCCAAATACTTCTTCACCTATTAGATGAATACTATCTGTATCACAGTAAAGGAAATTATCATAATTTGAGTTAATTGCATTACATAAATATTCTTTAGCATAAGATGTTATAAATGTTGCTATAGGTAAGTATATTGTGTCTCCTACAACATCTTTAGTATTATAATCTAAAGTAAATTTTCCATTATCAGTTGTTGCATAAACTATATCACTTTCTCCACGCATACCATATTTACCATAAAGACTGTTAGAAAATAACTTAGCAATGTTACGTAATGCACCTTTGTTTTCCATTTTAATCTTTTTCCAAAAAGCTAAGTAACTTTTAAATATATCTTTAGTCGACATAAATGCAATGTGTGAACCATACGAAGCAACTTTAATATCATAACATTCCTTTAATAATTCTAAAGTAACGTTAGTTAGATGTAATTTTATAGGAATTTTCTTACCATTAACAATATTGTTTTTTATACATTCATTACCTTTAAAAAATTTATTGTGTTTAACTTGTAAGAAATTTATCTTACCAGGTTTTACTTCAAGGTCATATACAGTTAACTCCTGAATATACAAAGGGTAATTCTTTTTGAAGTTTTTACTCATTTTATGATATGGTTTTTTATTATATACTCCAACACCAAAAGGTAAATCAAATGTCTCCATTGTAAATGGATAGAGAGAATTAACATCATATACATTACCTATTTTATAATCCATATTATAATATCTTAATACATTTTCTCTATGAACATAAGATAACCCACCGTAGTAACTTCTGCGTTCGTACTGGTCTACAAAGTAATTTTGTTTAGGAAATAAAGCTCTGAATAAATATTCCCTTTTATTCTTTTCACTTGTTTCAGAAAAAAACTTAGTTTTCATTAATCTATTATCTACATAGTCGTATACATAGTCATAAGCAAAACAACCTGTCCTATTTTCATAGTCTTCTAGTAAAAAGTGTTTAAAGTTATCAAATGTTTGCCCTGAGGTTGTAATTTTATCAAATTTTATAAATCTATCTGATATGGTAATACCTTCTATACAATAAGTTTTCACTAAATATTTTAAACCAAATACATCATTGTAAATATACACTTTTTCATCATGTGTAAATGTTTCATATAATTTACGTTCTTTTTCATAGTCTAAACCGTCTTTAGGTAAGTTTAAGTTTAATAAACCAGCACAGGCTTTTTGCAAAGTAAATGGAAATAACTTTAATGTATCTAAAAAATTGATATTATATTCTTTACCTTTCATTATTACCTTATAAAAATTACCATCTTTTATCATACAGTCATACTCCATAGGTAATAATTCTTGTTTAGCAGAAGAATTTAAAACATTTATTTCATATTTCTTTTTATCCATGAAGTTTGTCCATTCTCTTTGATAAATTATTTTTTCTTTATAATGTGCTTCCTGTTTTTCTATAAAATTAATTAAAAAAGGTTTAATATCAAAAGATAAATTATGAATATAAAAATTAACTTCTTTTTTAGCATTTATAATTGCATTCATGAATTGGTCAACACTTCTAAATACATAACAGTTGTTCAAATTATCATCAATATCCATTATTGCTATTGAATAAACTAAACATTCAGAATTATTATTTATTCCACAACTTTCTATATCTAAAACAAAGTTTTCTCCTAAATCATCAAAGTTAAATTTCTCTATAAAATATTTATCTACATTATCATTTATACCTTTTAATAAATTGTTTAAATCCTCCATACCTTTTATACCTCCTATAATTCTTCAACTCTGCTTATTATTCCTAACATTTTATTCAAGTAATTTAATTCCAATTTATTTTGTCCCTCTTGGTCTGTTGGCACTAAATAATCATCACGCATATTATTTTTATATGCTTGTACAAACATATTCTTTTGTACTTTATTTAACTTTTTATATCTATCACCTATATCATTAAAAGAATCAGAGTATTGTAATTCATTAAATTCATTTAAAAAGTTTGATAATCTATCCTCATAATAAGTTGTTAATCCTTGAACTGTATCTGTATCTAATAATTCTTCATCATATTTTTCAAAACTCATATTTTTGGTTGTATTAATTAAATCCTTAGTAAAGTTATCCATTGAAGTTTTATTATCAAATTCAAAGTTGTCAATATCTAATTCTACTAAAATAATACCGTTTGAACCATCAAACATTATATCCTCACCTAGTACTCTAACACTATCTCCCATTAAGAAATCAACTTGTTGATTAGTATAAGTTTTGTGCATTTGTTTAGCGATATTGTTTACTTTCTTATTATAATTTTTAATAGCATTTTTTAATTTATTAGCAGATGCTTCTTGTTGTACTTTTGCTATTTCTGATTTTCTTACTTCTTTTTCTGCTTTATTGATTAATCTATTTATAAATCTATCAACTTTTGCAGGTGAAACATTTTTCATATCAGTAATGTATTTTGGTAAACCCACACCTAAAAGTGTAGCTTTAACACCTAAATATCTAGTAACTTGTTTAAGTGATTTATTATTAGTGCTGAAATTTTTTAATCCAGTTATAAATCTTCTATCTATCATAAAAACCCTCCATTATTTAATTCTTATATATAAATTATTATCACTTATATAAAATCCATATACTTCTTTTTCCCATACTGTTGAAGCATTATAAAAATCATAGTAAGTTTTAGCTTCTTTTCTATCAATAATTATTAATCCATTTTCTCCAAAAGTAAACCATAAATCATAAAAGTCTTTTAATTTCATTTTAAACCCTCCTAAACTATTTTTACTATTAATCTATTCAAATCAAAGAAGAAATATTCCACTTCTCTGTGTAATAAATTTTCAGGTACTGCATAACATGGAAATCTTTTTTCAAATTTTTTATCAAATACAACTACCATACCAGTATCGGAATTTAAATAACAATTTAACAATTCTTTCAATAACATATAATTACTCCTTTTAATATAATCTAATATATAAATTTTGACCAAGAACATGAAAAGTTAATACCTTTCTATATAATAACTCTATTGGAAAATTAAAATTATAATATGTTTTTTCATATATTATATCATATATTATAATTTTATTTTTATTAAAAGTAGAGTTAACTATTAATAATTCTTTTAATTTCATTTTTTAACCTCCATTATTTTAATAATCGTTGTCTATTCCATACTTAAAGTAATCATAGTATATTTCTATTTTATTTAAATACACTCTTTTTAATTCTTCGTCATGTAAATCCTTTTCTATCATTTCCTTTAATTCTCTACATATTCTTAAGCAACTGTTATTTGTTAATCCTCTTTCATATGATAACTTCATTAATCTACGAATTTCTAATGCAGTCCAGTCCTCGATATTGTTTAAGATTGAAATTTTATATTCCTCTTCTAACAAACCTAATTTTTTGTTTAATTCATTAAATTGGTCTATTCTCATTTTTTATACCTCCTATTTTGTTCCCTTTCTATGATTTAATTATATAATATTTTGTCCATTTTTTCAATGGTTTTTTGATTAATTTTTGATGTTTTTTATAATCAATTTTCGACTTATTTTTGATTTATTTTTTGACATATTTTTGATATACGAACAGTCGTTCTATATGGTTATTAATACTTGCTATATGGTATTGAATACCACTTAATAGGGGAAGATTTAACTTGTTTTGTTGTTGAGTAAGGCACTTTTTT